CCTTATTTTACCGACATTGGTTTTACCATGCCTTTAACGACTGTTGATATTAGTTGTTTACACAAGATTATTGTTAGCAGGGTCAATTGGCCCTGGTTGATTAGTCGGTCTTTGTTGCACTTAGTGTTATCTGTGGTGGTAGATTTTGGATCGCGGTTGGGTTTACCATGGTTCCTTGACCTTGGACTATTGGGTGTCTGTATGTTGTGTCTTTGGATGCCGTGGTTATCACAGCAGCAGTTGAGTTGGCGTTATGAGAATGTAAGACATATGACGCAGATTCGTGTTCTGTCTGCCCTTTTTGTTTGTTTTTTGGTGGCGTTACGTTGGTTGATTGGGCGAACTTTTTTGTGTTACTTAATCAACCCTCAAGTCATTGTGTCGTGTGGTGTTTGGCTGGTGTTATTACCTACATTTGCCTATGATCGTTATTGTGAGTGGACATGTATGTATATTTGCTATGAAGTGGTTTCTGATTTACCCGAGCCGGCTGTTGATAGCCGTCCAACACCATTTGTAAATTACGACCTGAAGCGTTGCGCCCAGTATAAGATTGTTGCACGGACCATTGGTGATGATTGCACTATGTTGCGTCCATCTATCCAATTGGTCCATGACCTGCTTAGTCGTGGTGAGCGTGTTTCTCGAGAGGCACTCAACGAATCACTCACCATGTACACTGGGGTCAATGTGTCAGTGGATAATCTTATAACACACACGTATGAGTTCTATGAAGCTTGTTGGGCTGAGTTACATTATGATGATGTACGTTTAAACTAGTCCGGGCCGGTGAGGCCCGAACTAAAATCTTGCCTGTTCCGGTGGAGTTTTATTGTAACACTGTTAAGAAAGACATTGTTTTGAAACCATTGGTTTGTGAACGGAAGAATATGACGGTTGGGCGCAAGGCTGTTGGTGTGTTATTGCCCTTTCATGCCAAGCACTACGGGCCTTACTACTGCGATCCGAATGAGTCGCGTGGCAAGGAGGTAGGGCTTAAGCATCGATTAGGTGTTAATCCACCGGTGGTAAGCGGCCAGATGTTGATGTTGTTACGTCGTATTTCAATGTTTTTGTTACAGAAGGTTACGTTTAACCTGCCACAACCGACCCAGTTTGACTGGTTGGAACAGACAAGTTATAGCCATCAACGTAAAATTGAGCTTGTTCGGAACTTGGAGCGGTCCTATCGATATGATGCTGCTAGGGTCCGTGGCGATCGTGTGTTTCCTGTGCGTACGTTTGTTAAAAGGGAAGATTATATGATACCGAAGGCGCCTAGATTGATAAATTCTCGGAGTGATGCATTCAAAATGCTAACTGGTCCTTTCTTTCACTGGGTCGAGCAGTGTTTGAAGAACCAGCCATGGTTTATTAAAGGTAATAAGGTGTGCGATTATCCCAATGTGTTGCGGCGGCGTTTTGGCAATAGTGGTCCTTTGATGTCGACCGACCACTCTCATTTTGAGGCGCAAATGGTTGCGCGTGTCCAAAAGGTGTGTGAGGCTGTTTTGTATAAGGAGGCCTTGCGCCACTGGAAGTGTGGGGCACAACGTCTGGAGAGACTCATCTGGACGAACATATTCAGTGCTGGGAAATGTGCAACATTTAATCGCGACTTAGTCTTTTCAGTTGAGGGCCGCATGTCTGGTGACATGTGTACTTCATTAGGCAATGGGTGGACAAATTTAGTAACCTTGTTGGCGGCCAATGTGTTGTCAAATGGTTATCACTATCACATCGGACGCGACCCTGACCATGTTGTTGATGCATGTATTGAACATGCATATAACCTCATGATCATGGTGGTTGAGGGTGATGATGGTGTGTTTTATACTAAGGGTGTCTTTCCTTTGCCTGAGCACTTTGCCAAGGTGGGGATGGTGGTTAAGCACAAGATGTCGGCGTCCATTGGGGAAGCTGGATTTTGTCACCACTATTTTCGAGATGGTGGCAGTGTGTTGGACCCTGTGAGGTATTTGAACCGCCTGGGTGTGACTACTGCACCACAACGAAATGGGTCGAGGGACGTGCTGTTAGGGCTCTTGAGAGCAAAGGCACTGTCACTTTATTATTCTTCACCAAACTCGCCTGTAACGAGTTATTTGGCTAAGTGGTTGATTGATGAGACAACTAAATATAAACCCATCTATGATGAACATAATAGATGGTATGATGAATGTATTGGTAAACAGGGTGTGGTTGTGAACCCTGTTGCCACGTATGGCGATCGGATGTTGTGTGAGAGAATTCATGGCATTGGGATTGGTCGACAATTGCAGCTTGAAGCCATGTTTCATGGTCCTATTCGGCCTATCGACTTTGGGGAGATAACACCAGTTATCAATCGTGTCTTGTTTGAGTCGGTTGCTGTTGGACGTCAATACTGCTGAACGGCGATTGGGCAACCCCGTTGTAATGGAATTGCCTCAGGCAGGACCTGAGCGAGGCTGTATCGCTTATAATAATACAGATGGCTGTTGTGTGTTCGGGCCATGATTAGAACACTCATGCACCACCACACATATTGGGGTG